TTCCATCATTATATGCATTTGAATACACTTTTGAATGAAAAAACCCACACTACTGTTAAATAATGTGGGTCTTCTCGGACAATTACCGAACTATGTCCAGTAAATTTACATAAAAACTGGACTTATGAAATCTCGCAGGCACCGCCAGCACAAGCAGCCTGATCAGTCAACGAGGTATTGTCACTAATTTCGACAATTTTTGTTACATCGATGTTGTGCAAGTTCTTAGATAGTTCCAAGTACTTAGCCTCATCGATTGTCTCAAATGGAGTCTGTTGATATGAACCTAGATCCTCAGGAAGGAAGGAGAGACCATTGTAGAAGTTTTGATTCTCCCACAACCACTCACCCACTTCTGCCCACTCGTCTTGTTTGATGGTTACAGTTGCACTTACGTTGTGTGTATTGTTACCAAAATTGTGTCCAGGTTGAATCCAATTCTTGTGCAAGTACTTCACCCTCTCCAAGAAGGAGATAGCATTTTCTGAGGCCCTAGTAATAGCTCCTTTGGGTGCAGCTACAGGAATAGAGATAACCGCTTGGGATTGTGGCTTCATCACATCATCTTCAATCAACTCAGGATGGTAAATTGACAAGTAAGTATACATTGCCTCATTCTTACCCACACGAATTCTACGGATGTAGTACTCATCGTGCCAAGCGTGTACGCCTGATGAGGTTCCCAAAACCAAAGAAGAAGTTCCAGATGGTTTAACACAGGTGATACGAGCAGCAGGATTGATTTCAATCATATCAGACATCCACTCATTTGCTCTAGTGGCAACTTCTGTAGATGCGACTAAATCTAATTTCAAAACTGCTCCGCTGGCAATACCTGTCATGCCGATTCCCAATAGGGCCTCAGCCTCTGTTGTCTTCTTCCACACGCTACGCAAGTAATGGAAATCAGTGTAAGATGCTTGAAGAGTTCCGATAAGGGCAGCGTAAAAAACACGCTTGTCAAAATCATCTTGATCTACAACGTCAGAAGCATTGACTTCCACCAAGTTACAGAACTGGAATGAGTTGAGGGCAATCTCACAACAAGGATTAGTACCCATCTCAATATCGTTTGAGAAATAGAAGCCAGGCTCACCTGAGTTGCTCAACTCAACTTTCTTCCACAACTCTAAGAATGATTGTTTGTCAACTACTCCGTTTCTTTCGATTACTGCACTATTATTAGCACGACCACGCTGAGGATTCAATTCCCACCAATTACCAAACTTGCAGGTCAACATATCCTCATCATCGTGATCAAATAGAGCAATCATTGCAGATCTACGAATACCACCACTCAATACTGCATCAGCGATGTGACACAGAATGTCGTGACAATCTACGGACGTAAGTTTCTCACCGTCTTGCTTACGATCCATTATAGCCTCGATGTGAGTCAAGCACATCTTTAATGGCTCAGGCCCTGGAGCAACACCACCACTAGTGATCAATCGCTCACCCTTAGCACGGATAGCACGGTAATCAAAGTTGGGTTTCCAAGTGCTGAGGCCGAAATAGGACTTCATCAAAACTTTAATAGCATCAGCCCAACCTTCGATTGAATCTCCAATCAAGTATCTTCTGTTTCTTTCTGCCTTTTTGATTTTAGGCAAAGCATCAATGTGCTTACGTTGAACAGAGTAACCTACGCCTGTACCTGATAACAATAAGAACATTGTCTCATTGAATGCACGATAATCATCGATGTGCAAGTAAGAGCAGTTGAACAAACGAGTATTGTTTACCTCGATTGGTTTACCACCAAACTGGAGAGAACGCATAGAAGGAAGGATCTTCTTGGCATAAACCAACTCGTAAGCCTTCTCAATGGTCTCACTCAACTCAGGAAACTTCTTTAAGTGCATTTCCTTGTTACGATCTACCAACTCTGTCCAAGTCTCTCTGCGACCTTTCTCTGGTATGTATTTGGCGTATTTCATCCAAACCGTGATGTCCGATAATAAAGCGTGATTTAGTTCCATGATTAGAATGCCTTTCCGTGTTTGTAACCCCTCATTGAGTTGTACTTCATTTTCATCTCGATGTGCTTCTCAAGGTCAATTCCTAGACCTCCGCACAAATCAAACAAACGGATGGCAACATCAGCCAACTCATCTTCAAAAGAAGATTTAACTCCGTGCTCAAAGGATTCCTTCCAACTCAAGGCTTTAAGCATAAACTCCTCATCGGTTCTGTCTAACTCAAGATCGTGAGATAAGGCATCGACAACCGTCTGATCAGCATAATCATTTTTACGGAGTGCTTCTAGGGCTTCTGCCAACTCAGAAACGATAAGCATGAGCATCTCAGGCTTGTTTCTCTCTTCTTCCCAAAAACCTTTGTCTTTGGCTACTTGGTGTGCTTTTGCTATTAAATTTTTCATAGGGACTACAAATATAATCTGAGTCCCAAACACAAAGCAAATTATTTTTTGGTTGATTTTCCACCAGAGCCGTTACGTGCTCGGTTTTTAGATTTGCTCTCCAACACCATCTTACCTGACTTGGTATGTGACAAATCTTTCGTGGCTCTCTTGCCATATATTCCCCTCTTGCGTGCCTCAGCATTCAGCTCTTGGCGATACTTTACACGTGAAGGAGAGGATTGATACTCCTTATCATAAGAGTAATCACGACCTGTAGCTTTATTTGAGCCAGGTCTTTTATTTTTTCCAACGATCTTGTTCTTCATTCTTCTCGATATATTCTCCAATGATAAAGGAGATTCCTATTGTAAAGGTAACAAATAATAACCCGAATAGGAAACCTTGGATCATTTTCTGAATTTTGCTACCTTCTTAGCAATTGTTTTAGGCTGTGATACAAACTGTTTGCCTTTTGCGTTCCCACTTGCTTTTGCTCGATTGGTTGCAGCTTTTTCTCCAGCACTCAAAGACTTCCAAGCGGCATCAGGCAAGTACCTCTTTTTACCCTTGGACGGAGACCCATCAGATGTTCTCCACTTTTGATCTCCCCACTTCTTTAATGAGTTGTCGGCTCTCTTTGGTCCTACATATCCACCACCACTCTTCTTATATCTTTGGGTTGCAATCTGTGCCTTACGTGCAGACCACTCGCCTGGATCACCGCCTTTACTACCAGCTTTTACACTAGCAACAATGGCTTTCCATTTGCTTGGATTAGTTTTTTTTGCTGTGCTCATTATCCTTGACCTTTGTAAGGTTTACGGTAATTTTTACTAGTTTTCAAAGACGAGTTCTTTTTCTTAGAAACAACTCCAGGTCTTTTGATGGATGCCTTAGGCTTCCACTTTGCAAGTTCTTTGTTTGCTTTTACTTTTGCTGCCATATGTATAAACGGAAGTATTCAAAATCTTCCTTACCACCCTCCTCAACATAATTTAAATAAGCCTCATAGATTGGGCCTCCGAAACTAACTTCTTGGAATGAGGTATCAACACCACTGCCAATCATCTTGACTTGGTAGAATTCAACCTTTTCCTCCATCTTCTCCATCACCTGCTTAACCTCTTCAACCTTTGCCTCAGCTACAACAACTGCCTCTTTCAGCTCTTCTTTCTCTTCGACCTTTGCCTCTACTAACTTCTCGCTAGTCTTTTGAGCAACCTTAGTTACTTCTGAGGCCATTGTCAAATTTTTCTGAATCTTGGCGAGCATCATTTCAATCTCATCAACTGGGGGAGTAGCAACTGCACCTACAGGAAATGCTAGTTCTACAGCAATAATAAAAAAGCAGAAGGCAATGATGAGAGTTCTCACAGCTTCTTAACGGTGTTGATGATGCGAAGTTCAGTTATAGCAGCAGCGAGTGCGCTATCAGATTTCTTCAGGGCAGCAGCCATACGGTCTACCTTCAACTCAAGCGCCTCAATCTTTTGATTAGACTTTTCGATTTGATCAGAATAGCCTGTCTTAACGTCATAATACAAATAGCTAACAGCCACAAGCATACAAAAGGCCACACCGGCCACTGGATTCTTTTTAAATTGTTCAAACGTAACCGGGAAAGCATTGGGGGTTTTTTTAACAGCGGTCATTCTTTTATCTTTTTATAGTAATAGATAATTGCCATAATGCCTGATACACAACCAATCAGTCCTACGACAACAGCCACAACAGGCTGCCATGCGGTTGCTATTGAAATTAGAGCTGATGCCCCAGTCATAATCGTAAGCCCATCGGCTGTAGAATCAGTTTGGTGAATCATTAGTTTCCGTAGATAAAAGGTTTTTTGCCTGGCTTCTTAGCCATTGCTTTTTCTTTCATTTCCATCTTCTTTCCCTCTTTCTTTTCGTGCTTCATCTTAGCGGCTTTAGATGCATATTTTTCTTTTCCACCGTACTCAGAAATCTTCTTTGTAGCGGTCTTCTTTATAGCTTTTTTCATTTGATTACCATTTTACTTTATCGGCCCAATAAGCAGCACTCATTTTGCCTTTTTTGATGTTCGAGGCGTGCCTCGCTTTGAAACTTTCTCTCCTTTTGCGGTACGAGGAACTTTCACCTGCTTTTTTGGGAGATCCTGAGACTCCTTGTTGTCCGAATCTGATAGTTTTGACTCTACTTCCTTCTTTAGCCACGACAACATGGCTTTTTTTAGGGTGAGAAGGAGTCCTTTTAGGCTTGTTATATCCACTTACTCCAGCTTTAGTTAAACGACTATCCTTCTTGAGAGGCATTGTTTTTCTTTTTGAAGATCTTATTAGCAGCTCCGAGACCCAATGCACCGAATGCAAGGGCAGTTACGCACTCTACCAAAATGGCAGCAGGTGCTACGTGCTCCTCTGAAAAAGAATTGTGGT